TGATTCTGTTCTGCAAGCAAACGATTCTGTTCAGCCATTAACGCACTCTCTGAACCGCCATTGTAAGAAGATATACCACCTGAAAAGCCATAGCTTGAAGGCGATGCAGAATATCTGTACTGACTTACATCTGCCATTCCTTTAAGCATTGTTGACGCGATCATTCTTACGCCTTTGAGGTTATGTTCAAGTGGAATAAGTGCTTCTGCACCTGACTCGCCCCAGATTGTGTTTGTTGCTTTATTCGTAACACCACCTTGTGCCTTTAATGTCGGAATGTTGACGTGCCTCAAAAGGGAAACGGAATGAATCTTACTATTAAGCGGAGTGATAATGTTGTTGTTAATCCATGACTTAATATCTGAAACCGTTGTAGTGAATGCAAGTTTGAATGTTGCTGTTTTGTCTTTCCAGAATCCGACTATCTCTTGTATCTTGTCTTTGAGTGTGCTGATTGCCGTTCCTGTCTGATTAAGAACAAAAGTTGCCGTTCTGCCAACCCATGAACTCTGTAAACTAGACATCTTGGATTTCCATGTATCAAGTGTACCTATGTTTGATATCGCACCACCAAGACTTGCCTTTAATGAAGCCGCTTTATCAGCCCATGCGCTACGCAAGTTAGACATCTTTGTTTTCCAAGTGTCAAGGTCTGTTATGCTCTTAATTGCTCCACCTAAACTTGTTTTAAGCGTATTAGCCTTGTCCGTCCATGCGTTCTTGACATCGTTTATCTTCGATTTCCAAGAATCCAAATCGGTAATCTTTGCAATCGCACCGCCGACATAAGACTTTAATGTTGCCGACTTATCACTCCAAGCGTCTTTGAGATTGCTCCACTTGGTTTTCCATGTGTCGATATCAACAGCCTTTGATAATGCACCACCGAAATAAGAACTAACTGTTGACTTAACATCGCTCCATCCTTCCTTAAAGTTAGCCCATTTCTCTTTTAAGTTATCAATATCAACTATCTTGCTGAAAGCACCTGATAAATCACTTGTTATCTTGTTCTTGACATCCTTGAATGCAGTTTTGAAATCGCTCCAATTCTTTTTGAAGCTTTTGAAGTCCTTAACAGACTTAAAAGCACCCTGAATGTTGGTTGTGATCGTAAGATTTCCGAATGATTCTTTTGCTATGAAATCGCCAAGCCCAGAATCTTTAAGCGTCTGATTAAGGTCGTATGCGCCTTCGCCAATATCGCCCCACGCTTCAACCCATGCTTCTTTGAAGTCATAAGCAAAATCGCCTGCTTTTCCAAAAAAGTCATTCCACGGATTTGACTCGCCAAAGGTAAACTCGATAAAGTCTCCTAAATCAAACTCAATCTTATTTTCGCCTGTAAGGCCATCGAGAATGTCTGTAATCTGCTCAATTATGCCGCCTTCAACTTCGTTGCCTGTCGCAGCTTCATAAAGTTTGTTTCCGATTTTCCAACCAATCTCGATAGCCGCAACAACCGCTATGGTTGCAGGCAGAGAAATCGCGCCTAGTTTAATTCCGGCAATGACTGCCGCAATAGCCACAGCAAGTTTGCCCTGAAACGTACTGTTCTGGAATGCTGATTTAAGGGCTTCGCATATTGCCCCTGCAAGTGTCAATCCGAATGTCTTAATCTTGCTTGCTATATCTCCTATCTGTAAGCCGTTCAGGAAGTCTGCAATCTTGTTGCCTATTTCTTCCCAATCTGTGCTTGTAAGAAGATTTATGCCCGCATCAAGTATTCCCGCGATCCAATCATGTATAGTTTCGCCATAAAGTGAGAAATCAGCCGTCTTAAACCATTCTGAAATACCTGTGCCGATTGAGTTTCCAAGATTAGCCCAATCAAATTCTTTGGCAAATGAATCAAGGGCTTCAAACGCAGTATTCAAGGCTCCTGCAAGTGTTTTCCCTATGTTTCCGAAAAGCCTAGGATTGATAAGACCATTGAAGAAATCAGCAAGACCTTTTCCAAAGTTTCTTGCTTTCTCGTAAATCTTATCCCACGGAATCGACTCCATAGCTTCGGATAGTTTGTCAGATATCGCTTGACCTACACCTTGCCAATCTCCTTCACGGATTTTGTCAGCAAGTTCTTTCCCGAAGTCTCCAAGAACACTATCGACGGATTCTTCTACATAGTTTGCTCCCGCGGTACTACCGCCACCGCCTGCGCCACCGCCGCCGCCACTACCGTTATTCGTAGTGAGGTTATTTAATTCATCGAAACTTTGTAGCTGTTTATTAAGTTCTTTCTGTGCCTTTGCAGCTCCACCTGTATTTTTAGCAAGTGAACCCATGTTTGCAACGGCTTTAGAATATGTCGATTTGCCCATCAGCTTCGCAGTAAATGCAGATAATACATTCATTGCCGTGATAAGGTAATTTATTAAAGTCTGTAATGCAGGTGCAACCGCATTGAATATCGGTTCAAACACCGCACCAAACTGAAATTTAAGGGTTGTTAATGACGCTTTTAATGCTTCAATATTAGACCTTGTTGTCTGAAAGAATGCACCGCTTCTCTGCAACTCTCCGAATGATTCAGTAACCGCTTTCCTTAATCTTCGGAATAACACGTACAATGATCTGATTCCGAAAGCGTATTTAAGAACGCTCATAAAGCCTTTATTGCCGAAGCTAGATATCTTATCTTTTGCCTTGTCAACGGCATTGTGCATCTTCTTGAAAGCATTTACTGTGCCTGTTAAAGCCTTCTTTGCACCATCGCCAATAGTAATGAATGCCTGTTTGACTCTTTCGCCTGCGGCTTTTAGCCTGTCCATTGCCGTTTCTGTCGGCTCTGTATTCGGCGATGGCATTTCAGCAACATCGGATTTCACGGAATCTAACACTTCTTGAACGTGATATAATTCTTCTCTGTAACCATCTAATGCAGAAGAATCAACGGAACCTGCTTGTCCTGCCTGTTGCATCTTCTCGCCCAGAACGTCAATCGCACTCTGTATAGACGTAACTCTACGTTCAAAAGACGTAAGCGCGGAGGAATCGCCGTTCAATGCCGCGTTCTTGTATGATTCAAGCCCTGCAAGTGACTGTCTGATTTTATTTACTGAAGAAGAAATATCCTTTTCAGCTTTAGACATACTTAAACCGCCGTTTAGGGCGTTTCTAGCCGCGTTAATCTTGCCGACGTTTAATCCGTCAAGTGCTTTCTGAACCGTGGCTAATTGGCTCTCTAATTGCGCGAAAACCGCACTTGTGCCTTTTGCAGTTGCTTCAATTTGAATTTGCAAGGTATCTATTGTATCAGCCATTTTCAACCTCCTTTCCTGTTATATTGAGACTTGCGACTATTAGCCCATCCCATGAATGCGTTAATAGCCCTCTGTTTCTCTTTTCTCTTGTCCTCTTCTGTCGACTCGAAAAGTTTAACAGGCTTTTCTATGTACTTTGCTTTGCCGCCGTTTACGGCATTCATGGCAACACAAAGCGCACTTAACACGTAGTTTCCTGTGAACATATGCGCCATTTCGTTGTTCCAATTCTGTTTGTCACGCCAAACCTTTTCCCACGTACTTATGATGCGTGGATTTGACCGCCAAAACTGTTCTTCGGACATCCCAAATCTAGCGCAAGCCGGAAACCACTTCTCAAACAGTCTTACTCTGATACTTCCGCGTCTTTCTTCTTTGAAGTTTTCTTCGGAGTATTCGTTTCCGCTGTCTTTGTGAGAGCGCGAAAAAAATCGGAATCTTCTATCTTCTCTGTGAATACAGTTGTTATGTCGTCAAACGTGCCACCTGATATCAGATGTGCGTTAATCTCATCGCCCGCAGAATCTATGTCCGTGTTCATGCAATATGCCGCATATACTCTGACTGTCGGTATCAACTTCTTGGATATGTCCGCGATATCTATTCCCGCTTCGCCAAGTTCACATATAAAGTTGAAATCAACTTCTTTCGCCTTATAAACTTTTCCGTTTATTGTCATTGTTTCCTTACTCATTTTGTTTTCCTCCGTTAATAAAATGATTGTTTATAGCAAAAAAAGGGTGCAACATCACGCTGCACCCTTAAATTGTGGTTATTCCGTTTTTAGGTAGGCATTAACCTAAATGCCTTATGCTGAAACAGGATCAGTCGGATTAACCGCGGTATAGAAATCAGGCTCTCCAACAGGTGTAAAATGTCCTGTTACTTCGAAAACACTATCAACTTCTGCACCTGGCTGTCCTCTCTTTACGATATCAACAGGCATGAAGAATGCGTCTGTCATACCTGGAACATAGAACTCTATCCATGCTCTCTTGCCTGAAACCTTGTTTGTCTCGTTGGTTTCATACATGGTATCCCAGAAATCAGCCCATTCCTCTGAATAGTTGAATGTGATAGCAATGTCGCCACCGTTGAGGTCGTTAAGACCTGGGATGTAACTCTTATACTTTTCGTTGTTAAGAGAAGTTGTCTCAAGCAGACTTGGTGCTTCATCCATTGCAGGAATGCTCTTTGGCTCTGGAATGTTTACGAAGCCTGATGTCGGACGAACCCCTTTAGATGCTTCATAGGCTATTCCTATACGGATGCCTGCCGTACTAAGATCAATAGCTGCCATCTTTATTTCCTCCTTGTGTTATTGCATTAAAAAAGCACCCTGTCGGATGCTAAAAGTGTGATGTATTTTATAATTCATCGCCGTTTGCTATTACTCGCCGCATACGGACAACGAAAGTGTGAAGATTGTCACGCTTCGTATAAATTTCTGATACATAACTGAAACGTAACGCCTTCATAGCATTGATACAAGCACTTGTGACTGTGCGTGCATCTGCTTTGTTTGTATTTGTTGAAACTTCAATTTGAAACGTTGCTCTTACCGCATGAATGCGCTTATTCTGCAAATCGTTACCTAACTCTGTCGGCTCTAACTCATGCACATAAACGCAAGGGAAACTTGGTGTTGTATCGCTGACCTCGCTTACGAACGTCATGTTAGGATATCTGTTATTCGTCAACCGCGGAACACGTACCGAAAGTTGCGTTTTTATAATGCTTTCTAACTGTAATAAATCCATGATTAACTCCTACTGAATATCTCTATTGCTTTCTTAATCGCCGTGTTTCTTGCGTTCTCAACTGCATGATACAAAGGATATGTGCCTTCTGTACCATACGAATGCACTCGTTCTGTTCCTGTCCAATAATACCAACCATCAGGATTAAAGGCGTTATCTGAACTAGGATTATATGTGCCAACTCCGTAACCAAATTCTGCCGCGTGTGGCGTGTCATTTCCGTTGTAATGAATACCTGCACCAAACTCAACAAATAGAACATCTTTACCTGTCATGGTAATTTGCGCTCTTGTGATGTCGCCTGCCGGATTAACTTGGAGTGAAACTGTCGGTTTCTCGCTATCGCCTTGTGAAGCCATAATCCAAGCCTTTGCAACCTCGACACCATCGTTTGCCAATGATTCAACAAATTGCCGTATCTTATCTTCAAATCCTTTGCGGTAATCCTGTAACTCTTTAATGGCTTGCCCTATCGAAGCAGAATCTAGTTTGCATCTGATAACTTTGCTCATTCGTCATCAACTCATTTCATGCCGAAGGTGGCGGAACAATATCTCCGCTTTCGCTTCGTTTGCGTAATATAAATCGTTCTTCGTTAATTGAAGTTTTTACTGCGACAACTCTGTAATCTGCACTTTCAGGAAGTACATTGTTGCCGTCATATCGTGGTTCCGAGGTATGCCATATCAAAGTCTGTTCATCAAAAGGGAACTCGCCTTTATCTGCGTTTATAACGGCGTTATATTTGGTAACATCAAGTCCGTATTCAGCCATCTGTGTTTCGCCTGAATTAAAGCTGATGTTTGCCTCAAACTCTATAACCTCTCCATATCCTGCTATGTATGTTTCGACAACCGGCACGTCCTCGCCATCTACGTTAGTGTAAATAACGTTGCCTTCTTCGTCATGCACATAAACAGGTGTCTGGCCGCTATAAAGCGCATAGTATAAAGTTTGTTTATTCTTCTTCAGACATCTCATTCGTATTAACCTCTGGTAATCCAACCACTATTGATGTAAGCACAGACAGAATACCTGCAAGCACGCTAGCACTCGCAACAACAAGCCAATTAACATCTTCAATAAGTGTCGCTGTGCCTATTGTTGCAATAGCCGTCTGGCATACTGTCTTTATCGCACGGATTACTGTTGCTCTCCAAAAATCCTTATTCTTGACATTAGTCAGCATCGTTATGTTCCTTTCTATCAGCCTTACCAAAGAAATCGTCTAATCTGTGATGTGCGGATTTCGTTGACTGTTCTACCGACACAACTCTTTCTCGTAAATCCTTAACTTCATTTCGTGTCGCAGTAATGTCATATTTGATGTCATTTACCGCAACGGATATGGTATCTAATTTCATATTTACCTTAGCATTGTTCGCGGCTCTCTCTTCGATTTCCTTCACATCACTTCTTCGGTTGCTTTTAAGACCGAAATAAATCGCAAAAGCAACCGATACAACAGAAATTAGTATAGTTATCTCAATTGTCTGCATAATGGTTGCTCCTTATAATAAGTGTGTCGCCCACCACCTAAATATTACACACACCCTTGCTCAAGGATGTCACGAAGGCACAACACCCTCAAACGCACATCTGCTAATTATTAAAAAGCTACACAAAATGGCGTTACGCCATCAAAGCATTTTCTGCGATCATTAAACTTTCGGCTTACTCCGTTTTCGGAATGCGATTCTTCTGACTCGCCGCCGATTGTTGAATAATCGTACTTCGCTAACTTTTTAACATTAGAAACGTAATTAAGCATATCCGCTTCGATTAAAGCGGCATCCATACCCATCGGATAATGACGTGCCGCCTTTATCTCTGCGATTGCATCGTTGAGGATTTCAGTTAATATGGCAATATCGCTTTCCTCCGTAACACCTAACGTTATTTCCAATGATTCAAGAATACTGTTAAATGTTGTAGTGTCCATATTATAACCTCTTATTTATTCCTTATCTTGATGGAACTGTACCGATTGTACCGATAACTACGCCGCCAAGATTCTCTGCGAAGAATGTAACACCTGATATAACTGTGTCATCAACTGTTGCTCTCTCGTAGTTAGGCTGCTCGTGAATACCGATAAGACCTGTCTGGTCTGTTGTAAAGCTGAATGCGTCTGTGATGTCAGCTTCGTCAGCCTTAACGAAATAGCATACGATGTTCTCTTTTGCAGTTGCATAAATCTTTCCTGAAGGAACAGAACTGTTAAGGAATACTGTTCCAAGTCCGAGGAAGTTCTCGATGTATGTCATACCGAAAAGTGTCTGAAGTGATACGCTTGCAGTTCCGAGGTATGCGCTTACATCAAGCGGATTCATAAAGAATACTGACTCGATATCATCATCCTCAAAGAGAACCTGAAGCATTCCCCAACAATCAGCAAGTGTTGCCTGAAAATCTGTACCGCCGGCAACGCCTGTACCCTGTGCAAGGTATGTGAAGAAATCACTTCTAATACCGCCCTGGATCTGCTTCAGCATCTTGTCTGTTGTTGCTGTTACTGCCTGATCGTAACCCTTCTCGTTGATAGCTTCGATAGATGTTGACTTTCTCCACTTCTTGAGAGTGATTGTTCCAACTGACTCCCAACTTGTCTGATACTCTGAAAGTGGGATTATCTCGCCTTCAGAAACAGAACCCGGCTGAAGTGTTCCTGATACTGTAAGGACTTTAAGCTGTGCGCCTGACTCCTTCGGAATCATTCTTGTTACGCCGAGTGCTTCAGCGAGTTTCTTTATACTACCATTGAAAAGGCGTACAAACTCGATTTCGCGTACTCTGGCAAAATTAGCTGACTTTGAAAGTCTGGTTTCTGCACTTGTAGTTACATTAGCCATTTTTATTTCCTCCTATGAAAAAATGTTTTTACTTGAATAATTCGATGTTTTCCATCATTGCGCGGCGGCGTTCGTCTCTGTCAGGAATTGCCATTATCTGATCTGCCGTCATTGACGATTAAACGCCTGTCTTTGCACGTGGAATATCCTTTATAAGTTCCTGTTCTTTGGCTAATACCTTTTCATCAATTACCTTCTTCTGAAGTGTGAAAAGTGTATCGACATCGCCATCAACCTGTGCGGTTGCCGCTTTTACTGCGGTTTCTTTGTCATAGCCAAGATCTAAGTAACTTTCTGTATACCTGTGGATTGAGTTTTCTCGCTCCAATTCAGCAAGCCTTTCATCGCGTCTTGCCTGTTCCTCTGCCTTTTCTTGTGATGCCCTTTCCTGTTCGGAAAGTGTTGCATTGTACTTTTTCTTGTAATCGGCAGCTTCTGAAGCCGCTTTATCCATTGCCCTCTTAATCTTTGCATTCTCAACCATCAACTGTTGTAACTGTTCCTCAACGGAAAATGATTTAGTGGGCTTGTCGTCAGCTTTTGGAGTGCTAGTTACTTTTGTCTCCGGCTGAACTGCATCGTTTGTTTCGGTTGTCTGGATATTTGTGTTCTCATCCATAAATATTTACCTGCTCCTTTCTGCGTTTAACTTGTTACGCGCAATTCTCTTTGCGCAAAAAAATCGCGTTTGGTTAAGCGGTTCTCTCCGCATTAGTTAGTGCTTTGTAAAAATGCAATATTTATAACGCGCCTTCTTTGGCGCATATAAAAAGGACACCGAAGTGTCCTATTATTGTTTAAACGTATGAAATTGCACATCTGCAATTTATCACTTCTTCAGGATGACTTGCCCCTGTCGAAAACTCACTCGTCACGTCTTTCGGATATAACATTCTCGCGGCACCAACATCAAAGTACGCATCTATCGGCACTTTTGCGCCGTTCGTTTCTTCGTGTGTTGGTCTTACGCGGTCATCAGGATATGCCATCCAAATTTTATGTGTCTTTCCGGCTTTAATAGCTTCGACATAATCCTTTGAATTAAAAAGCGTATTCGACTGATCTTCAGCAATAAACTTTGCTCTATCTTCAGAAATCCAATACTGTTGTTCACCTGTGTAGTCCATGTCATTCGGATGCTCGTCCAGGTTCGATATCGTTGTTTTGTATGACGCGTCAACGAAATCCGCAATGTATTTGTCAAGTTCTTCGACATTCTCAAAGAAGCCTTTGTCGTCAACCGCTTCGTACAGGTTATACATAAGTTCCTGTTTTATCGTGTACTCGTTCAGAATACCTATGTCGCGGCTCGTCTTAATCATCTCGAAATAAATGATTATCAAATCTTCAAGGATATAGCAGAATTTCTCACGTTCTTTTTTCTGCTTTGGTGTCAACTCCATATCCGCAAAATATTCGGGATATGGAATCGAATGCTTTTTGAGGATATTCAGTTTGTCGAATCCCTGCGGATTAGCCATTTATGTTTGGACTCCTGTCAATTTGGTCTGTTATCCTATCGCTTGAAAGTTCCGTATCAACTTCAATCTGATTGTCGCCCTGTATAGGTTCCTCACCAAAGGTCTTGCTCTGATACTTTTCGATAGACTCTCTGCTTCGCTCCCAGACTTCGCTAGGATCATCAAAGAAGTTAATACTCTGTATTGCATCAAGACCGCTTATGCCGTGTGCAACCATTGTTGCAAATGCGTTCGTCTTGACTGTCATTTCATAAGACTTCTGACGCTTGATGTATGGCTTTACGTCAGCAAGTGTTAATAGCTTAATCGGATCGTCAGCGGCAACTTTCGTATTCTTCTGAATTGCTCTGAAAACTACACGAAGTTCTGCACATTTGCAGATGTCCTGTATGTTTTCCTGCTTGCTTGCTGATGATTCAGCGGCACTCCATCCTGAAGCGTCGCTCATTGCTATGCCTGATGAACCGCCGGAAGTGTCTGCTCTCTGCGGAACATCACACTTCGCAAGTATTGTCTGCCTTTTAGTGATGATATTATTAAGTACACCTGAATAGTTATAATTGACTGTAAGAGGCGTTATTGAAGGTTTGGAACCATTGCCGTTTGTAAAGGTCTGTAACCATTGTCCGTTTTCAGGGCGTTTAACCTTTTCTGTCTGCGTGCCATCTTCGTTCTCGATTATTTCCTTCGCAAACTCAACGTCATTTGCGTGCCATATAGCCTGTGTATTCTGGTCTACATCATTAAGGAAATCAGAATTGAGAAGGTTCAGAGCATCCATTTCAGGTATCTGACGCTCGAAACAACCCATTCTGTCGTATGCCCTTATCCACTCAATTATAGGGATAACACCTAACGGATTAAGCCATTCTGTAATCTCGTTAAGCCCATTAACGATATATCTGCGGTCTTTCGTGAAGCACGTATAAATCGTGTTGCCGTCATCGTCTGTATCGCTATATGTAACCGCCATGATTATTCTGTTGTCCGTGTAATATGTACTGCGCACAACGAATGTAAACTGCGGATCAAGAACATCAAGTGTAAATGGGCTGTCGCCTTCTACATAGTCAGGATTGATGTCAACGTATGTATAACCGACACCTGTTATCTCGACATATCGTGCAAGTTCCTGCTGCTTGCCGCGGCTTCCTGCTAATTCGTAATAATCATTGAGAAGTGCTATGGATTCCGCATTGTTCTTCACGTTCTGTCCACGCTGAACAAGTGATATCGGATAACCCCAGACATAACCAAGTTTGAACTCTGTAATCTGATTTGCGATGTTATCAATATCGACTATATTGATTTCAGGTCGAACCTTCTTCTCACGCGGAAGCATCTGATCGCCTTTTTCATAGCGAAGCAGCTTCTTTATGTCTGAATTATTCAGAAGATGCGTACTTTTCGCGGAAGTTAAAACGTCTATTAAGTTGTCTCTCGTCACATATGGTTCGGAAGTATAGATAATTGCGCGCCCAAGCCTTGTGTTGTATAACGGATTTGTGTACCCTGCGTCTCTATCCTGCATTTTCAAAACTCCTAATAAAACGTTGCTCCGCTACTTGTCGTTCTTTCAGGTCGATTTATCCTCGATGCTTTCCGTCTGACCGGATCAACTTTGTAATAATTTCCACATCTGCACCGTCTTGTGAACGTCATTGTCTGAAAAGCGTCTATCGCACACAAGTAATCGGCACAGTCTGGACAGTAAATTGCTATCTGTTTCATTTATTCCTCGATTTAATCCCACGCAAAAAGCCCCGCGGCAGTTACGCAGGGCTTCTCATATACGTTTTGAAGGATTATTAGATTTTTGCTCGACTTTAATAAAACATGAATTTATGTTGATTGCAACTTGTATTTCTTGCAATTCTAGGCATTTTAGGCATTTCTGTATTCTGAACCGAATAATTCATCAAATTTATGCAATGCAGGCGCGTGTAAATGCGTTACTGTCGATAATCCCATATACATTTTGTCTGCGATTGCCTGCCAATCCATGCCGATTTTGTATTTATACGATAAAAGTTTGTAAAAATCTTCGTTAATGTCTCGAATTTCGCATAATTGCTTGTCTATGAGCATGATTTTTACCTTTCGTGCAAGTATTGCCATGTCATATTTTGCAATATCCTTTTCCAACTCGAAAACAAGGTTGCCGATAGGATCGTTTTCAGGCGACTTGCTTATTTTGTCGCCAAACATAGGGGATTTCAGACTTGCCACGTTCTTTATGGCATCTTCTTTTAACGCCTTAAAGAATACTATGTCCGATAAATACTTCCTGTACTGCGATAAATACTGTTTTGTTGTCATCTAAAACCTCCTAAAAAGGGCAATCAAGAATTACTGTTCTTCTCTGTAATGTATCAAAAACTCTTTCAGCTATCTGTGCTATTGAATCGCAAGCATCATCATGGCTATTTTTTCCTATCGTGACGTATGTTCCAAGTTCGTCTAATGCACGTTCATACTCTGGCGAACGTTCATAAACCTGTGTTTCTTCGTCAAATTCGTCCATATTATGCTTTGTTGAATCGAGGAACCTAAACTTTTGACGTATCGTGCCTTCGCAAGCCTTTATTTTGTCAGCTTTTGACAGATTATTCGGCGCGCGTACTGAATCGCAACTGCACAGGTAATTTCTTTGCTTTAGTTCTTCCTGAACCTTTGACGCATAAAGTTGACCTCCGGCATTTGCTTCAAATGTCACATTCTTTATTCCGTGCTTAACTATCATGTCGCATACGCCTGGAACTGTGACGGAAACGCCACTTGAATTGAAAAACCAATCAATGACGTAGATTAAATCGTCCGTTAAATCGTGCAACCCTATCGGCATTGAAACACTATCTCCGCCGCCGAAAGCCACGTCACAATTAACCGTGAATCTGAATTTATGTCCTTGTGGCAATACGCCGTTGAAATATCCAAGTTCGTCTAATGGGAAAAGCAGACCTTCTCTTACATAAGGGTTTTGCATGAATTTTGCTTGCCATTCCGCATCATTTCCTGCACGAATCAGCTTGTCTTTCATTTCCTGATAGTATTCCGTACTGAAGCCCTTGTACTCGTAATCAAAGTTACTCTCACCGTTTTCGTTTAATGCAGGAATTTTACGGAAAACATATCTGTCATCATCACCGTACATTTCTTCAAGACGCTTAATCGGATCAAGAACATTCCACAAAGTTCCAATCATTATTTCTTTTGCGCCATCGTTTTTTCGGTCAACCATCTTGTTTAGGTATTCGGAAAACGTGTCATTCATTCGTTTTGGCGATAAACTGTGTGTTCTATCTCGCACAAGATCATCAACAAGAAGATACCCATTTGAAGAAACATCAACCATACCTGTCCAGGTGCCGTCAATTCCGGTAAAATTAAACCACGGAAAATCCCCTTTTGAAGCAAGGGATATTGTCATTTTTTCAGCGGATTTATCCTCGATAAACTTCTTGTCAGGCTGAAAGTATGCGTATAGTTCTTGGAAACAATATTCTTCAGAAGTTAACAGGTCTAACATTTCTTTGTAGAAGTGATCCGCAAGCATACCTGAATGCGTGCCTAAAGCATTATGAGAATCAGGATGTCGTAAGCCTATCCACGAACCAAAGAAAACCATAATTGTTGATTTCCCAACTCGCGAAGGCATGGAAAGCGTATACATTTTCTGGTCTTTGCTATATTCTAAATTCTGAAGATCATTTACGACTGTGATAAGTGTTTTTTGACGTGGCTCATAAAAGCGTTTCTCGTATGGTCTTTTATGCTCCATGTAGATTAGATACGACTCAAAGAACCAAAACGATTCAAGTTTGACAGTTTCCCAGAACAGATTTCGCCACTTTTCCGCGTTTTTTTCGTCCTCTGTAACTTCTTTCAGCGCAATTTCCTTAACGTAATCGGAGTATTTCTTGTAGAAATCCTTGTTTTCTGCGTCATTAAGATAGCCAACCTGACATATCAGCTTCAAATCGTCATAGTGCTGATACATGATGCCGTCTTTTTTCAGCCTGCCGATGACTAATTTTATTGCATTGACGTATTCTTTGATAGGTTCTGCCATAATCCGCCTTCAAGAAAAGACTGCAAAGCCGCAGCATTCACAGTCTAATCGTATCTATAATGATGAACATATTTCTTTTCGAGACGTTTCTTGCGCTCGATGTAGTATTTGCCAAGTTTGCGATCTTCCGCATTCTGCATTTTCGCCGCTTCATGCTCTGTTTTGAACTCTGCATAGGCTTCGCATTTGCCATGACAGCCGGAATGCCTGTTTTCGCAACCCTTGCAAGGGCATTTAACCATGTCCTTTTCTCCTTTTGGGAAGGCAGGGAAAGCGTTATGCTTATAAAATCATAAATTCGGCATAATGCTCTCCCCTAGTTGTATGTGCTATGATGGGATTTGCACCCATAATTCAGGCGGGAACAAAGCCTGCGTGTTGCTACTACACTCCATAGCACGGCTTGTGGGAAGTGTCCATACATTTCAGGGGGTACCTGATGATATAATGAAGAAGTGAGGATTGTTTACTTCTTATTATCGTCTTTATTGCCGACAAGTGCCGCAACCATGAACATCGTGCAGATGTTACTTACGGCTGTTACTGTCGCCATTATAAATATTGCTGTCAACATTGTTGATTTCCCTTCTCACGATGTTGTGACATCGCGTACAGACAAATACGGAATACTCTAATCCCTGACGTGTACGCTGAAAAAATGTAAAGTTGTCATGTCCGCAATTCGGGCATTCTGTTGGTTTATTCATTTCGCTTAATACTCAATTATCGTCTTTTGATCCTTACACATGAAGCCTTTGAACGTTATGCCTTCTTTCGGAATGTGAACCTCGTACATCCCAGACTCATAATCCCTTTTCGGCTCGTTCAGAATCAGTTTTATCTTCGGATTGCGCTGAAACGTGTAACTGTCATTATAGCCTAGCCACATCACGACTACGCTCATGTTTTCTCTGCGCTCATCTGCACTTGGCTCTTTCGGAATTATGAAATGCAACCTCGTTTCATGAAGTCTAATCGCAACGCAGATGCCAACTATCCCTAACGTTATCAGCCCGACTATTATCTCGTTCATGCCATTTTCTCCAAATGCGTCAAGTTTAGTGGCTCATTACTGTGATATCCCAGACGCAACCACAACCTTTATAGACACTAGAACTATGCCCTGTCCTTTTCAGGCGGATTCACTTGACTTCACTCCGTGCTATTGATTTGATGCGTTTTAGCTTTTCCCTAGACAAGGATTTGCACCTTGTAACTGTCGCTCCATAGAGGTCTTATCGACAATTTTCCTCTGCGCTTTCGGAGTATGTCTACCTTTTCCATCACTAGAGAACTATATTTACATCATGGTGGATGTTATATATTATTTTCGTTTGTGCCGGATATGCCCTATTAGCCCTTTTGGATTTTTAGTTGCTTAAGGGGTTAATGGGGCGGCCTTGGTTTACATAATATAACACCCCCTGGGGGTTGCTAGTGCCGGGCGCCCTGAAATCGTGCCGTTTTGCCAGGTCCTGCCGTCTCGTCAATTTGCACAATGTCTTTCAAGTGTACTTGGTTTACACTTTGCCACTATTGTGGCGGCTCTATTGCCTGATTGTCAGCTTTCGGAAGTCCTAAACCCTGCAAGCGTTCACTCGACAGGATGTAAACCGTGTTATTTGCTTGTGTTAATGCCTGCTGTTTGCTCCACTCCAAGCCCGTTTCAATGTCGTTATTTGCGACCGCTAAAGCACCAACGGGCGAGTCGTTCAATAAGCCTATTTGCTCCATCTTGTGACACTCACAGATATTATTGATAATGTCGGAACGTATAGGGTTTAGTTCCCTGTTATCTCTCCACTCTGCCAAAGTAGAACGATGAATGCCTGACATAATACTAAACTGCATTAAACCAAGTGATTTGTTGAACTCAAGAGATAACTCAATGAATTTATCTGCAACAACTGTTAACTGTTCAATGTTGTCATAGTCAAGTAATGATTTTTGATTATTCATTAAGCTGTGTTGAGGTTTAAACAGTTTATTATATATATACTTCATGCACCCTGTAAGGATGTTATGAGTTATATACTTTCTCTGTGATAAATCGAATACGTCTAAACTATAACGGCTGAAGTATTCCAAGACACAATTGTCTATATCTTGGGATATAGTCGCAGTATTTATAATATTAAGTTCCGGCTTTGCCGCTTTCGTCCTGCTCATGGTATCGTATAGGCTTTACCTCGTAATGATTTATTAAGAATCACAGAATGTATAATATATAATTCATAACCGCTTCATTAGGCAGTTGCGCAATGATTTGTTATTTCAAACACAAATATATATATTTACTCTGCCACCCTTGCGGGCGTTTCCTTGTGTTTTATGTATCAAAAAAGCCCTGCAACCGTCAATAGCTGCAAAGGGCTTTTATCTATTAGTAAGACTTACTAATTAATAATTTTGTAAGTTTTTAAACAATTTCGCTTCTGAAACTGCCGAACGTATAACGCGACAGGGCTTTTCATTGTAATATCACTTGCTATGATCCTTTGCAAATTTATTTCCTGATCTTGTCGCGTTTCGCCTTTTAATTCAAAAGAATTATACAATTCAAAACCAAGTTTAAAAAATTGATAAATGTATAATTTTTCTGTGAATGTCGGCGCGATAAAGGCGGGATCATCCTCAAAAGATTGCAGCAATTCAACAGAAAAATTATGCCCGTTGTTATAATCCGCCTGTAATGCCTTGTTAGCGTGTTCGTTGCGTTTTAAGTCAGCGAAATGATTTATTATTCTATCTCGCGTGTTTTGGCTTTTACCAACATATATTTTTCCGTTTTCCAGATTTCGAATAGTATAAATGCCTGGAATCCCTGCCGGGATCGTAAAATTATCACATTGTAACATTTCTAAACCCCCTTTTTAGTTTTCTTGATCTTTTGATCTTTCCAGAGTTTCTAGTTTTTCAATAACTGCATCCCTTGCAAATGCTCCTGGGGATATTCCAGGCGCAACGGCTGCAATTCTTTCCTTGCTTCCTTTTGGTAAATTGCACATGACTCTATCAAATTTTTGATTGTACTTTTCAATAGCGCGCCTTGTATAATCTGGTGTTTTTTTGTTATCCATGATCTTTTTACCTCCATAATTTTATATTTTCATTATAATTGTAATATTTTTTTTAGCAAGTTATATATAACTTTTTATATATATTGCACAATAAACGTTTATATATTCCACTATATAACAGATTATATTATACAAGTTGCATAACACCATATAAACACTTATATATATTGCACAATAAGTATTTATATAGTTTGTTTATATTGCCTATTGTATAAGTATTTATATAGTGGTATCTTATGTATAACAAAACAAAGGACGTGCTAAACACTAGCAATCGAGCGAAGGCAGATCGAAGCCAGAGAAGCCGTGAACACGTTCGAGGACCTGGCGAAAGCACAAAGCATAAAAAGGAGGTCAATATTATGACATATGAAATTACTTTAAATCAGCAGTTTAACAGCTATGAGATTAAATTCGATGGAAAGCCGGCGGACGCTATCCGCGAAGCCCTCAAGGCTTTAAAGTTTAGATGGAACCCTAAAAAGGGCGTTTGGTACGGTTACGGGGAAGCCGAGGAAGTAAAAAAAGCCTGTGACGGTGAGAAGGCAAAGAGAACAGCAACAAAGGCGGCAAAGCCTGACACCCGCGCATTTGAAGCATATATGGAAGAAATGAAAACTTACTGGAAGAATGACGCCGGAATGATAAAGCACTTTAAAACAACAACAGCGGCAGTTGTAGAACTTGAAAACGGCGACCTGATCCCGATTGACAAGCCGAGAATAGAAACGAGATTTTGTTTTGGCTATGGTCTTTATGGAGTAAGCACCGACGAAGAATACAAGGACGCGGAAAACATGAGACAGCACGCCGAGACAAGCCGCAACTATTTCATTAAAGAGAATTTAAAAGACATCGAGGAAATTATAAACGAGTTGAAAGACGATAGTTTCGAAGTTTACACCGCGTTAGCATACATCGGACAGACCGAAGGAACAAAGACAAAGAGTTACCACATCACAAGAATTTGCAATAATCCAGAATATAATCCGGCTTGGTGGGCTAATTATAAGGAACTCACAAAGATGACAACAGCCGACCGCGAAAGACTTATAAAAGCATATGAAGAAGTAAAGCAGGCATTTATAAAGCGACTCAATACATATTTAAAGCGTTACGGACTCAGCAAGATTGACACATGGACATATTTGGTAGATTAAGGAGGGCAAAAAAATGAAAAGATATAAAATAATAGCAGCCAACACTAAGCACTTTAGAAGCCTTTTCAACGAGTATAAAAAAATAATGCGAGTTGTTACGGCACCAACGCACGACAGTATAGCGGAACTGGAAAGCGACACCGAGTTTATAGCACTTTATAACGCGGAAAAGACACCGCCCGCATATCTAAATAATTAAATATCACCCCGCCGAGAGGATCACAAGCCGCCCCAACTAGCGGCGGCGGGGTTTCCTGAAAACATAAACAAGCATTTAGCAAAAGGAGGTCACTATTATGGCAAAATTATATAATACAGTTGATGAAATCAGGGACGCATTTATAAAAAGCGGGTGGCATAATCCCCACTTTTACAAGATGACGCCAGACGAAATCGAGAAAAAATTTTTTAAAGGTTTCAAATATAAAGACCTTTATATTTTACTCGAAACAGGCAACATATACAACGCAAGCGGCGAGGTGATATATTTCAATATTTTACCAAAAAGAAAAAAGACAAACTAAAAAGGAGGTGGCAAGATGTCAGCACTTTTTCAAGCACTTCTCAAGGCTTGCGAAGTCTCGGACGAACCGAAGCCAAGACACAGACAGGCAGAGCAGCCACGACAGGCAGAGCCGCCGAAAACATGGATAGAACAAGAAAAGGAAGAACGAGCCGAACTCGAAGCACAAGCCTATTATGTACTAATGATGACAGGACACACAACGCCGGGAATAGTTAAATATACAAGCACTCCCGAACTGCTCCAAATAGTACACGCTTACAAGTATACCAATTACAAGAACAATGCCCGCGCAAGGTAGCAGAGCCGCAAGGCTTGCCGTGTTCAACTCACGGCGGCGGGTTTCCTAGAAACTAAATCAAAACAAATGGAGGGATTAAAAATGGAAAAGAACAAAGAAGAAGCAAGACAGGATTATATAACAATGGTTGGCGAGTCTTGGACATTCGACAGGCTAACAGGTGTTGAAAAAATAAAGATAGCCGGAATTTTGAGAAATGCCAAAATAAAAGGCACTTATAAGCAAAGATGGGAACAGTTAGGCGAACTGTACGCCGCTTTCTTGGATGGGTTGGGTTATGCTCCCATCGGTTGGCGTGAACCTGTAACAGACAAACCAAGACCATTATTTTAGCAATAGAAAGGAGATACAAGACAATGACAGCATATGAAATCAACGAAAAAATAACGGCTTGGTTGCCGTGGTGGGAAACTTGCGACGGACAGAACGAAAGCGAAAATATCGCATACATTCAGGACAGACTTGACAACGGGCTTCTTGAACTGTTTGAAGCTATGAGAAATGATCTCGGCGTTATGGCAGAACATGGAGACGATGAAACAAGCATATTATATGATTTACTCATTTCAGACGATGACATTATACAGGAATACAAGGAAATGTATCTTTGAACTGAAAAAGGCGGCACTCTAGCCGCCTTTTAAAGCCTGTTTACATCTGACAGGCAGAATATACCATCGAAAAAGATAACAAGCCTTAAACCGCACCACATGAAGCGATACAGGCGCACACGAACCACGAACAGGAGCAACGCAAACATGAAGCGACACTTTACTCTTTCACCTGCTGACAGGCTCAATAGGAGCGCAACGGGCAACCGAAAGGCGGGCGAAATAAGCCACGCATTTAAAAGTGTTTTAAGAGCCATTTCCAATCAACCTTATATAGATATACCGTCGAAGCCGTCAAGGGCTTGTATGGGCTTCTGTGACGTTCTGACAGGCATAAAAAAGGCACTTGCAAGCCGTCAGGAAATGCCCCAAAAATTAGCACTCGCACCCACAGAGTGCCAACATATACCCTATTACCTAGTGGATTATAGGATAAAGGGTTCTGAAAAAAATCCAGGGGTGTGTGTCCTCGGTGGGAAAACAAGCAAAAGTTTTAACAGGGGAGGTTCCGGCATAGTTTGAAAATTTTTGAGGTGTGTGTCCTCTAAAATTATATTATATATTATTATTTTGACAGGGAGGCTATTATGATATACGGATATTGCAGAACAAGTACAGTTCAACAACATGAAGATAGACAGTTAGTAACAATGGAAAAGTACAATGTTCCTGAACAGAATATCTATCTTGAAAAGATAACAGGAAAGACAATGGATCGTCCGGAGTTGCAGAAACTTCTTGCAACACTTAAATCCGGCGATACACTTATAGTTCACGATTTCAGCAGATTATCAAGAAGCACAGGCGATCTCCTGAAGATTGTTGAAGATTTGAACAAACGCAATGTAACGCTTATCAGCAACAAAGAGAATTTAGATACATCGACTCCAACAGGAAAGCTGATGTTAACCATGATTGCCGCAATAAATCAGTTCGAGATTGAGAACACTAAAGAACGCCAAAGAGAAGGAATCCAAGAAGCTAAAAAGCGTGGAGCATACAGACAAACCGAAGCAACTGATGACGATATCCTTGCACTTAAAGAAAGAGTTGACGCAGGTGTTATGACCGTTACCGCAGCTTGCAGAACTCTCGGATTCACAAGAGCAACATGGTATAACAGACTGAAAGCAATGTAGAAAAAGGGCATTACGCCCTTTTTCTTTTTCCTTGTTTTCCGACAGGTTTTGTCAATGCTTTTTCTATATCCCATCCATGATTTATTCTACCCAACAAAGCATCATACGGAACATCGAACTCTTCTGACAATTCGCTTATACTTATTGCTTCTCCACGATATATAACATATCTTGTGTTTCGTTTATTACGTTGTTGTGTTTTATGGTCAACCCATCGGCAATTTGACGGTTCATAGTTTCCATCAACATTTATCCTATCAATACTTAACCCTTTTTTATATCCACTTTCAAACGCCCACCTTAAAAACATATCTTTATTATTCGGCTTATTCCAGGTCTCACAAACTTTAATTCCTCTCCCACCATAACAATCATAATGTAGTTCGTTTGGGTTATTACAACGTTGTCTCATTCCAACCCAAATATGCGATAAAGCATTTTTATTTTCAATCAAAAAGTTATTATATTTTTGATCTATCGCGTTTTCGATTGCTTGTTCAGAGTATTTGCAACCGCACGTCACATTTTTCCGTCCTGTTAATTCATGTCTGGATTTAATGACAAGCACTCCGCAATCACATTTGCAAATATATTGTGATCTCATATGCCCTGATGTATCTCTTTCTGTATTATATCTTTTAACTACCGTTAATTTTCCGTATCTATTTCCGATTATATTTTGGTTTTTTAAAAGACAACCGCAAGAACTATACTTACTTGTTGATAAACAAGTTATTTTCTTTGTAATGGTATTCCCACAATCACATAAACATTCCCATCGAGAAATATATTCGTTTTTTCGTGTAGCGCATGGCTCACTCTCTTTAATAACTGTTAATGCCCCATATCTCCGCCCTATCATGCTGATTTTTTGAGGACAATTTTTGTTTTGATAAAACCAATTTAGCATATTTAATTTTTCAATGATTTCGTCAGATAATTCAGTTTTGTTCTCTGATACTCTTGCAATCAATTCGTTAATTTCCATTGTTTTTCCTCCTAGAATCAAAAAAATGCAAGTCCAGAACAAACCGGCTTGCATAATACAAAACAATATAATATAATTATATCGTTCCTGAACAAGTCCTAGTTGTTCTCGAACCTGGGTAAGACTATTGCCGTAGTCTTGCCCTTTTATTTTACCTAAACATTATAACACATATCTTGCGGAAAATCAATCAAAGGGGTGTGTGTACCCAAAATCAAAAATCCCCTGCCAATAGCTGACAGGGGTAATCAGGGGGAGTAAACTCCTGATCGTGAGCAAACTTAATTAGAGCATACCGCATAATATGCTCTCACACGCACGTAGAAGCCCCTGTAAGGCGTTTTATGTACTTAAATGATAAAATATACGTCTATAACTAAAACAAGCCTTAAATCGCGTTTAAATGGCTTATTCTGATTTTGCGTAATTCATGTATTCTGGAAGATGATCTGCCATCATGTTGAAAAGAACGGCCGCATGAACCTTGTTGTCAGTCCTTAACCATTCCACGTTATCAACAGATATTATATGCTTGCCATCTTCTTCGTGTACTTCAATCGGGATCACGAAACCTTTGTCTATTACTATTTCTCTGCTTGCCATGATCTAATCTCCTTACAACAAAAAAAGCGCATATGCGCTTCAGGAAACCTTTTTAAGAGAAACCATCGCCGCCTACTCCTTTTCTCTTAATTTGGTTACTAATTAGGTTACTCGTATTTTGCGTAACCCTGAAACGCTTGATTTTACGTACTTTTTTCAACTGCCAACCTTTCAAGTCCCACTGCCGGCAGCCGCTATCCCGCTAATTTTCAGCGTTTCTTATATTCTCTTTTTGGTTACTCGTGGTTACTATCCCTTCGATAGCAACCTTTTTTTGTTGCAGATTTGTAAGGTCATAAGTGTAATTCTGATTGTTTACTAACTCTGTATGCCCTAACAAGCTGCTTGCCATCATTACTGAAACACCGCTATTCCGAAGCCTGCTGTTGACTGTTCTACGAATCGCATGGATTGATTTAATCCCTGTGAAATCGTCCGACATCGTGATATTGCGCATTGTTTCGCTTATCTTTCTGTTCGGCAACCGTCCTTCTGGCTCCATGAAAACATACTCTCCAACTATCCCTTGCTCCGTTTCGTAGGCTTTTACACGTTCCAACAGGTCTTTGATCTCGTCTATCAAAGGGAAAACCCTTTCTCGCCCTGTTTTTGTCGTGCTGATTGCAAACGTCCTGCTTGCCCTGTCGTACTTTTCAGAGTGCCGGATCACAATTACGCCATCTTCAGGAATGATATCCTGCCACATAAGACCTGCTAACTCTCCGACTCGCATTCCTGTGTATAATGCCATTTCGATTGCGAAACAGCACATTTTGTTGATATTATGCGATCTCGGCTCACGAATCCGCTGAAAAAGTATCGAGGTGTCTGTGTCGGTCAGCGTTCTTTCAGTCGTTGTCTTGACAGGGGGGATATAGCAATATTTGCGATAAATCGGCAAATCAATATACTTCATAGGGTTTTCAGGAATCATCTTGTCCTTGATTGCCTTGTTGAAAACGCCTTCTGTATATCCCATTATGTCCTTGAAAGCACGCCATCGAAGCTGTTTATCCTTTAATACTTGGATTATATGCTTTGACAGTATTTCGTCATCTATTTCAGTTATATCTAGTTGTTCAAATGGATATCCGGCGTAGAAACGCTTATAATCGGCTTCGTACTTGTTTATCGTATTGTTACTTCTGCCGCAGTTTCTTTGACGTTCAACCCATATATCGAATCGTTCTTTAAATGTTCCTTTTCGAGAAAGCCCTTTAATGTGTTCTATAACGGCATCCTCTAGGTCTGATTTCGACTTTTTCTTAATCAGCCTGTATTTTCCATCACGCTCCCTTACTTTAGTTTTCCAATAGCCATCCGACGCAAGCCATATCTTGCACGTATGGGTTTCAAGAATACTTTGTCTGTCTGCCATCGTTTGAATTTTGGCGGCGATGGTAGCAAGGTCAATTTTACCATCTTCGGACAGACTTTTCAAGAAAGCCTCGGAAAGTATTAAGTTGTCCATGTTACCACCGCCCTAAACTCGTTATTTTACATTGCCATACATTTCGATTACTGAATCTATTATATCTTCGTGCGCACTTGCGTAATCGACAACGAACTCGTCATCGTTCAAATCCTCGATTGCCTTATAAACATCGCCCTGTTCTATCGTGTCATCAGAAATCAACTCAATACATGAAGGGCATCCGTTCTTGATGTCGTCATCGTCAGTTGTGACATCTAATCCAACTACGCGAATCTCATTCACATGATAATCGTCCTTAAATGCTCTAAACGTAATATATATATCCGTATCATCAGGAACCTTGTTGACAACTTCGTTCAGCTTCGTCACAAGGTCTTTAAGTGTCAATCCCTTTTCGTCATACATCAGCTTCGCCCTCCTTTATGATGATATCGTCTATCGTGCAATGCAGGATTGCTGACAACTTTACAAGATTATCCGCGCTCGGAAGTATTCTGCCCTGTGTCCACGCATAAATACTTGATGGGCTGTTAACCTTCAGCGCATACTGAATATCAAACACGCTAACTTTGTTTTTACGCATCAGCCTTTTAAGGTTATCTCCTGTTGCTATCTTATCTATCTCTGGTAAATTCATTTTCAACCCTCCATTTCCTTCATCATCCGCTTTTCCCTTGCAGCCGCAATGCCATCCCTTATTGATTCTTCTGGGAATCTAACTTGATATACTCGTTCTTTAATCCTGTTTGTGATCCTGTCGTTATACTGTAAATCATCAAGACTATAATTTGACGTATATATAGTTATCAGCTTATTAACATATCTAGTGTTAATGATTTGATAAAATCTTTCGTCAATCCAATCTTTCGTGGCTTCAGTTCCAAAATCGTCAATCACAAGAACCTCTGCCGTATTGAGATAATGCAAAAGCTGACTCTCGGATTTAAACTCTGCGTCATTATTCCAGGTTGCCTTAATCTCTGACAGGATATCAAGGCTCGTTGTGAATCTGACAGTCATGTCATGCTCTTGCATCAGTTCATTTGCAAGGCTCGTTGCCATCCTCGTTTTGCCTGAACCTTTGGTTTCAGAGAAAAGATACAAACCTATGCCTTCGGCTTTCATCGTTCCGAGGTGTTCAAGATAATACTTAATAATCTTGACGACCATGTTTATCTGCTCTTTATTTTCGTAATAACCTGTATTGAATGTATTAAGGCGTATATCCTTGAAGGCGACAGGGATATTTGCAAACTGTATGCGGTTGTATCGAATGAGGTTGTTCCGGCAATCACACGAAACCACATTGTTATCGCCAACCATCAGCCAACCTGTTCCGTGGCACTTCTCACAATAACTCGGCGAATCGTTCAAGTTGCTCGTCTGTGTATTGCTTTGTGGTGGTATTACCTGACTTACCATTCTTTACACCTCCTTTATCCCTGTTGTTCTTTTCCCATGTGATGACAGCCGATTTCCAACTTTTCATCTTGTTTTTGCCGACCATCCATCCTTTAGATTCATAGAATGCAACGAAGTATTCAGGATCAATATTGTTGTGACGTTCTTCACAATAAGCCTTAACTTCTTCGATAGTTGGTGGAACAAACCTGACTTTTTCTTTTTCAGAATTATCGTTAGATAATTCTTTTTTCTTTTTATTATCCTTATCTATACTAACCTTACCTATACTAACCTTACCTAACCTCGGTATACCAACTGACTGACAAATGTCCGTCACTTGACTGACATCTGACTGACAAATGTCTGACGATATAGTGTACGAACCGTTTTTTTTGACGTTTAATAATGCCTTTTCTTCAAGGTATTTCGTTTCGTGAACCCTATCTCCACGGATATAGTTATGTATTTTCCAGTGCTTGATAACGACAATGCCTGATTCAAATGGGATTATGAAACTTTTAGCAATCAAGACTTTAAGATCATCGTCAGAAGCCCCTATCATTCTTTGAATCTTTTTAGGATTATTTATAAAACCTTCATCATCTGCTCTCATGCTTAAATGGAAATATAAAGCCTGTGATGATAAAGGCATTTCCAAAAATGCGTCACTATCAATTATTGTTTTTGCAAACATCCTGCGTTCTGCCATGTTCCTAATCTCCTTCTTGTTTACTCTTGATAAATAACCTCTAAATCCATATTTTTAGCGTACACTAATTCACGATTAGCACCTTTACTATTCTCAAATCCTTTCAGCATATAAATGCCATCGCACAATTCGAGAAGTCTGTAACAGACCTTCATGTAGTCATCCCATTCGAGATCAAGCGGCAGGACGGAACATACCTTTGCCGGATTTATCACGGAAGTATATTGCAGATTACCCTTTGCTATCTGCTTTGCAAGGTGCATTTCTGCGTTACGAAAGTCTGCCATGTAATTCTTTTTGTCTGTTATTGCCCCAGAAATGTATAGTGTTCTTCTCATAGTTTTTCGCCCCTTGCTGCATAGTATTCTTTCATTTCCTGCATTACTTCCGCATAAGTCTGACCGTTTCTCATACCTACCATAAATGAAGGTGGAAGAATCATGTCTCCATCAGCATACCTCCATAAATGTAAGCAATTCGGCATATTATTGACATACTCATTCTTGACAGGGTGTATCTGTATTGCGGTTTCATCATCCTTAAAGATTATGTCTTTCAATAAGCACATATCATTCCATGTTGGAATCTGATTCTTCTTTTTAGGGCATACTGAAACGTGTTCCCATCCACCGCCCCATGAACAGATTATCGAACCTATCCATAAAGGCATTTGGATAACACCGTCAAATCCATCATCACTTATCATACTTATGATAATTCTTTTACTAGCTTTTATTTCCTGCAAATCTCTCATAATATCCTCACAAATCCGCAACCCTGAAGGTCTAATGCCCTTGCGTACTTCATTTCGCATCGCGTGCCAGGTTTCATCAGTTCTTCACGCTGCATATCTCTGTATTCTTTTACGACTAACACCTGAACGGACTTCTTTGGTTTGTAGTTCCGTGCCGGTTTGCTATCGCCTAATAATTTTCGCCATTGCTGAATAATCTGCTCGTTGTCGTGCTTATATTTGAATTGTGGAATATGCACAATCTGCTTAATCTGTTCATCAGTCCATTTTGAAGTGTCAAAATCAAAGACATAAGCATTCTCACCATGAATAATATTCATATCTTTGTTCTGCTCTAATGGTGTAACGATAACAGGCGTTTTCAGCTCTAACGCTTCAAGCAAACTATACGAAAACGCTTCACTCCCACTTAACTGAACAAGATAATCTGCCTTTGCAATGTATGGTCTGATATCGGTTTTTGAACCGCAATAGTGCATATTATTCACAGCACGAACCATCGGTTTGTCGCCAAAATATAGCCACATGAACGGTATTTCTAACTTATTCAGTTTTTGTGCAAATTGCATACAACGGTCATCATTTCCACGCTTGTCAGGCGCACCAACTCGAAGTGCTGAAACAAGCAATAATGCCTTCTTAACTCTCTCGCCATCAGTCAGATTATGTATGACAACAGAATCCTTTGCTTCATCGCCGAAACTGTCCTTGCTTGCCTGTGAGACGTTGACAATGTAATCACGATCCTGTGGTATGTGATATGTTGCGTCCTGCTTAATGCAATGTGCCATCTGTATCGTCTTGCCGTAATGGAAGTTTTGCGGAATCTTGTCGCCTATGCGGTTTACAATCAAAGTGTCGCAATGTATAGGCATTTCGAGGTTATTCTTTATACAAGGGCATATATCAAGCAATCTGCCTAGCTGATTCATGCCTATGTTGTCGTAGACAACTGTGATGTCGTAATATTTCGACATCTGTTTGCAGAACGAATAAATAAACGTCTCAATACCGCCGATTTCATACGCCTGACTTGTCCACACAACAACTTGCGTATGATATGGTTGCGGAGCAACATTTAAAAACTTGTTCTGCTCTCCCCTTGCTTCAGCAACACGTAATGGTCTTGGTGGTGTCCATATCTGACAGTATTTCGCAAGTTCAGGAATGTCGTTTCTGAATGTCAGCAGGAATACTTCGTTTTGCTCGTCCTCTTTTTTGATCTCGTCAACTAGATATCTCATATCTTCCGTAACTGTATGGAAGAAATAACCTATACGCTTTGTCTTACTCTGTCCGTGCATTAACTGTTTCGCCATACTATCAGGCGTTTCAGTCCTATAAAAATACATGAAATCTGTTGCACTTACGTGCTTTGCCTGTTGTAATCCTAAATGCCTTGTGAAATATTCGTCCTCTGCCGCATCTTTCTGCTCTGGGAACCTTGTGTTGCCTATAAATGACCGTCTGAATACTCTCGTGCAGGCACTCGGATTTGAAAGTTTCATAAAATCATTGTGCAGCTTGTAGACATATTTGTTATCTTCAAGCGATTTCCAGGACAAATCCATGTAATCCCATTTTTCATCGGCACGGCTTAAAATGTAACTTATGGCTTTGCCGGAAATAAGATCATCAGCGTCAACAAACCAAATCAACTCGCCTTTTGCCAACTCTAAACCGCGGTTTCGTGTCTTACTCGTACCTTTGTTGCTATGTCTGTATGATTTCAGCCATGAATAGTCTTTCGTTTTCAATGGTATTTGACTTCCGTCATCAATCAGGATGACTTCAACTTCATCTGTAATCTGCTTATCAATGCAATCAAGTAATTCATGTATGTAAGGTTCCGCATTGTAGCACGGAATAATAATACTTAACTTGATATTCATTTCTTGACTCCTGTCTGTTTCTCAACTTCATTCTGGCGTTCTTGTAATCTTCTTAACGCTCTGTCTAATGCGAAAATGTCAAATTCTAACTTTGATATTCGCTTTTCTAATTCTTCATACGGTTTATCCATTTACATACCTCGCAATCATTTCGATATCATCAGGACTGTCAACATCGCACGTCCAATCATTTATAACCGTGTAATTCGTGTAATCTATGATGTTTAGCGGCGTTCTCTTGATGACTTGCCACAACTCCCACATGATAGGCTTTCTGGCAAAAAATCCGTCAAAATCGAGAAGCCTTGTATCTTCAACTGCGCATTTCAGCCTTGCGTTATCAACAACCTTTAACGCAAAAGGTTCAGCCCACTTTTTAATGTATCGCGAATCAAAAGGCGGCGCAGATGCGAAAAACTCAATGCTATCGGTTTCTGTTTCGATAATCTTCTTAATCGCTTCTGGGCTGAAAACTACATCGCCGAATAGATAACAGACAGGTTCCTCGCATGGATAAAACGCATCAGCCCATTGCCCTGTATGGTCGTTATAGCCTTTTGTATCGTAGGAATTATCATGCACAAGAACCGGCACTCCGAATTTATCGAAATCAGGAAGATTGCTGCTTATGGCGATATCTGTTATGCCGTTCTCGCGAAGCAAACGTATTGTTCTTGCAACAATCGGTTCTCCATTGATTTCAAGAAACTGTCTTGGTTTTTTCCACTTTCTATAAATACCGCCACACATTATTATAAATTTATAGTTTGCCATCTTCTTCGCTCTCCTCACTTTCTGCCTTGTATGGCTGTGGTAGTTCTTTCCACGCTATTATTTCATTACCAATAGCCTTTAATGAATCCATTGGTATCCACCCAACATTACTTAAATGAGCAACGTACATATCTCCATATTCATCCTGAATAAGATAGTATTTACATACATTCCCTATATACTCATTTTCTTTAGGCAACCTCTCACTTACAGGAATCCACTCTGCCTTTGGTGTTACGGATGGTAAGGTTTTGATTTGAAGAACCAGGGTACTCCTATTTCCGACAACATATGGATGTAGGTTAATATGGTCTATTACCGCTTTTCTGCTGACACAATCATCACTTGGCTGTTGCTCTAATGCCTTGATTGCTATACCTAAAGCATCACGGTCTGATGTTACTCTGCTTCTTAATTTAAGTGAAAATAGGTTATGTATTGCTATTTCTTTCGTCATCGCCTTTATCTTCCTTTCTTTCTCTATGTTTTCGATAGTCATAATGAAAATCAGAAACTATCCATATCATCACAAAATAAATAATTGCTCTTACCACGCACAAAAAGATTTCTTCTATCGTCATTTGCTATCACGCTCCTCTAAATATTCATCAGCCTTCCTGTTCCACTTCTCAACGCACTCATTAGCTGAATCAAGGTTGAATATGGATAAATATTTCTCTCTTGGTGCATTTTCATCAATTCCATGTACCCCATCGTTTAAACAAAACCTCGGGCAGCCTACGCTCCAACCGAAATAGAATCCGTCAACTATGTCCTTGCTGATATAAGTTTTACTTCCGCATATCGGACAGGGTTTCAGCATCTTCTTGGCTTCAGCTATCGACAGCTTATCCTTATCAGTTTCTTTCGATGGTCTTAGGATGTGTATATCTGTCATTCCTTATCCTCACTTTCTGCTCGTTTCCCCATAATTAAATCCGTTATGTCAAACTTTTTAATTGCATAAATCATTGTCGGATTTTCGATATATGGCGAACACACAATATTTGCTCCCTCTGGCAATACTTCCATTAACTTGTACTTGCACTCTTTAGAGCCAACAACAAAATCGTATTTAGTAATGATTTCCGCAAGTGCCTTCTCTTTACGTTCCATCTGTTCACGCTTGATTTTCTCTATTCCCTCAAGCATATCGTCAATGCTATAAAAAGTATGTGTCATTCCTTATCCTCACTTTCCATCTTTGCACCACAGTTCGGGCAAAAGTTGTCTTTATATTCTGTTGCTCCACAATTAGAACATTTGTAAACATATCCCCACATTTCATCTTTATAATTTAAGGGTATCCACTCTCCTGTCTTCGGCTTTGGTGTTACTGATGGCAACTCTTTTAACTCTTGTTCATAATCTAATAATCTTGTAGCCATATATGGTTGCCATTTCTTAAAGCATTTCATAACCGCTTCTCTGCTGATACAATCCTCGCAAGGCTGTTGTTCTAATACTGTTGCCCTAATTCCAGCAAACGCGATCTTTATATTTTCCTTTGTTAAGTTGACTTCCGACAGCCATTCCTCTTCAAACTTTATTTTTTCAAGTATCGTCATTCGCTCTCACTCTCCTTTGGAATAACAACCTCTGTGATGTCATATCTAATAGTCGGCACTTCGTCAAAATGAAAAGTTGTTTGTATTGTCATATCTCTGTAATTCTTTGCATTGTCAACTATCTCGTTATATCTCTTTTTTAATTCCTCAACAGCATTACCTCTTGTAAAAATATCTTTACTCATTCTTATCCTCCCATCTGTGATATAATTCACAACCTATCCATCCCATCAATACAGGAATTATGATTCTGATAATATATATCATTCCTTATTACTCCCCTCTATGATTGTATGCTTGCAATATTCGCAACCTACTCTTGCATCTTTGTACTCTTTCAACTCCTTCAGCCACTTTGCAAGTTGTCTGTGTTCGGAGGCACATTCAAGACACGATTTTTTATAAATATTATTTATGCTTTTAGCGTTCTTCTCGTTTTCTTCTGCCACTTCCTCACAATGCTTTATTGCTTCATCTATCGTCATTCGCTATCACTCCTTTACTTCCAACTCAATTCTGCAATTACCTCTGATTTCAGATATAAATGATGGTTTCAACATCTTTCGGATTTCAACCTCTTTCATTCCGTATTTGTTCTCTGTCCAACTTTCAACATCCACATCATCATCAAATTCAAACTCAACCTCTGCATCCTCGTCATAGTATGTTAATTCTTCCATCAATTCTTTTACCGTCATTCCTTATCACTCTCCCTCATCCCAATCCTTTAATAAACAACCCTAAACTAATCCCAAATAACGCAAGTAAATGGAAGAGTATAAAGTTAACTGTATAATCTTCTAATGAATCTAGTATGTATTTAATTTTGATTGTTTTGGCTGTATCTATAAAGTCTATAAGTGAAGCTATAAACCATATTATATCTGCTATGATTAGCATGATAATCCATATGTACTTCATTTGTTATCACCTAACATTTCCTTCCTCAACGCTAATTCAAGAGCCGTATAAAACGTCCTCACGCCATCGTCAAATCCTCTGTTCCAATCAAGCGTATAGCGAGGGTTCATCTTGCCTGTCATGTTGCCAACTTCGTCCATGATCTCTCCGATTTTATTCAGCAAGTCTTTCTTGCCTTCTTCATAGCCCTTGTTATAGTAAATCTCTGTCGTTGTCATAGAATTTACCCTCCGTTTCTTTCTCGTTCGGTATGCCTTCCACGAACAAAAGACAATTATGGAAATCATCGCCACGCAAATCTATTACTTCCGTGCTTGAAACCGCACGCAATGGCGTTGAATCGTGATACCCAGAATAATTACAATGCAACGCCTGCGTCTTGCCGTTCGGCAACTTTGCTCTCCATCCGCCACCTGTTCCGTGCCATTTGCATTTCAGGCACATCTGCTTGTCAAATTTCGGTTTATTTCCTGCCAATCAAAACACCCCCTTAATTCGCTCTGTATCGATTTTTTTTGCATACCCCTATAATTTATACCTTGAAGCCATTAAAGCGTCTTATACGCGCTCTCATGCGTTCTTACGAACAATTTATACCGCTTCTACATTCTCAACGTGATATCTGCCATAACCACTTGTTCTGCCACTTCCAATACCTATTGAAAATCCTGCCATATTGATTATGTTTACTATCTGTTCAAGTGAATATACTGCGCCTGTGTACTGAATCGTGAAAACTGCACTCCATCCTGTAAATCTGTTAAGCCTAACCAAGACAGGTGCACCGCGTTTTGGCGACATCAACTTTTCGTCTATCAGATGCTTTGCAAACTTTATAGGAATGAGATTCCCTGAAGCGACAATATTCATTCCGGCATTAAACTTTGTTGAATATGTGTCAATGCCATTCTGGACAACCGCCTGACCAAAAGACTTTTTAAGCCCAAAAGCCGTTAAACATGGAGCATTCTCTTTAAGTGCTTTTTTCATACCTTCTTCTGAAAAATCTGTTGGCTTTCCGTCTCTCCAATGAATTGCAGTAATAATGCTTTCCCACTCGTTAGCCTTTTCTGTTACGTTTTTTGCCTTGTCTTTACGAATGTCGATCAATTCTCTCGATGTGACATCGTTCATCTTGTTAAGAACCAAATCCCCATCCCCAACTATCGTTACCTGTGCAGTCTTGATGTCTAAACTCTTTAACTCTAAAACTTCTACTTTCTTTCCCATGATGTTTTCCTCCCTAAAATAATTATTGTTTTGTTATGTTCTTTCTTGATATTTAGTGTCTTATAATATTCAATGGTGTGTTGTATTTTACTGACCTTTTCTATAATCTTGCAGTTTCATCATCTGCATAGATAGTGAGTTATTCTGTTGCACCGTATGATGTACTGTTCTATTTTGAGTTATAAAGTCAAGTAGTGACCTATATTTATGGGAATAACCCACCATTTATACAGACGATGTTCTGTGCTATAAATTCGTGTCCTCTGTTATCGTTTTTTGTGCTGACCTGATATAAAATGTTGATAAATCTATTTACAAGCTATCAATAGCCGCAAATACTTCTTCAAGCTCCGAAAGCTGCTTATAGCGATTTCGGATATTTACTAACTCCGTTTTCGCCCTTTTTAAAAGCGTCTTATATTCAGATTCATTTTCCATAAAAATGGTTATCGGTTGATACGTCTGCTTTTCACTCGATATCTGAAAAACTCGTATAGGTTCGTTGTTCGGTTTTTCATCCCTGATAACCAAAAATGTAATTAACTGTCTTGCCTGACTTAATCTGTACTTCTCGGCAGCAATGCCATCATCCCACTCGAAGCACTTGTGAAGTTCTGTGTTTTCGTTTCTGGCAATGTCTAACACCTTTTCAGGCGTTATGTCTTTATCGCCCATTTCTTCAAAGCATTTCTGCGCATCTGCTTTATGAAAGTTTGATGCACAATTTTTCCATTTCACTTCCATGTCTAATCAATCCTTTCTACCACGAAACCGCCAAGAAACTTTGCAATCTCAACCGCCTGTTTCCTGCCCTTGTAACTTCCGTAATACCAAAAATCTGCTGCATCGCCGCGTACAACTACGTACTTTTCTGTGCCGTGGTCAGGCACGTTGTTTACTGAAACTAAAAATCCTTCAACCATCCTCGTTATCTCCTTTGTATTCATTTAAAAAACTCTCAAACTTCTCAATCGCTTTCTGCTGATTCTTGTTTGGCGGATCGCTTTTCGCTTTGTAGTTTAGGTGCAAATCAAATAGGTGTGCGATTTCCTTTGAAGCGATAATCCGTCCTCGTTGAATCCCTTGCATATAGGTTTTAGGTTGCTTGTACTCTTTGATTGCTTTTCTGCCAGAAGATTGTCCTCCGGCACTAACGTTGTATAGCTGAAATCCTTTATCAGCA